TATAATGACCAGAAAAAGATTATAGCGTTCAATTTTAATTTAAGAAATATAAGATGACCTTTAAAAAAAATAAATACACTGTTTTAAAAAAAGCTGTGTCTTCTGATCTAGCTGGATTTGTCTACAATTATTTTTTGATGAAAAGACAAGTTGCTGATACTTTATTTAAACACAACTACATATCAAAGCACGAAGAAGATTGGGGCAGGTGGAATGACAATCAAGTTCCAAATACATATTCACACTACGCCGATGTAGCCATGGAGACTTTGTTATTAAAAGTTCAGCCTGCTATGGAAAAACACACAGGTTTAAAATTAACACCCACTTATTCCTACGCAAGAATCTATAAAAAGGGTGATGTTCTTGAAAGACACAAAGATAGATTTAGTTGTGAGATATCTACTACACTTAATTTAGGTGGAGATTCTTGGCCAATATATTTAGAGCCATCAGGTAAAAAAGGATTAAAAGGAGTTAAGATAGATTTAAAACCAGGAGACATGCTTATTTATTCTGGATGTGAGTTAGAGCATTGGAGAGAAGCATTTAAAGGTAAAGACTGTGCTCAAGTTTTTTTACACTACAATAAAGTTTCCAAGAAAGCTGAAAAGAATATGTTCGATGGACGACTACATTTAGGACTTCCTGGATGGTTTAGAAAATGATATAGGAAGAATGGGGGTAGTTTCACCACGACTATCCCCTTTATAAAGATGATTAAAGTAGTAGACAATTTTTTTAAAAAAGAAGATCAAGACTTTCTTGAAGAAACTCTTTATGTAGATCTTGACAATCAGTTTCCTTGGTTTCTCGCTCACACTTCAAACTACGTTCCAGACAACTATACTTCAGGAATTAAAGTAAATTCAGGTTTACCTTTTGAAAAAGATTATCATCAATTTTGCCATACTTTTTACATGGAGGAAAAAGGAAATTCTATGCACTGGCCACGACTTGAAAAAATGTATAAGTCTAATAAGTTTATTAAAATTAAAAGTTTTTACAGAGTAAAAGCTAATTTAAATGTTCAGATAATAGGTGCAAATGAAAAAACCCATGGGTCATTGCATTCTGACTATCCTGGCAATATTTATACAAGCGTCCTATATTACGTAAATGATTCAGATGGAGACACTTTATTCTTTAATAACCACAGAAAAGTGATAAAAAGAGTTAGACCCAAAAGAGGACGAGCTGTTATATTTGATTCAAATACCTTACATGCCGCTAGTCCTCCCTTAAATTTTAGATTTAGGGTAGTGGTTAATTGTATATTTAAACATTGAAATATATAGCTTTGTGCTATATTTTGTAATCTATGCTACAGAAGATAGGCTTTCAACCAGGTATCAACAAACAGATCACAGCCACAGCGGCCGAAGGACAGTGGATAGACTGTGACAATGTTCGTTTTAGATATGGTGTTCCAGAAAAAATTGGTGGATGGAACCAGCTAGGAAACGTTAATGAGAATGAATTAACAGGAGCCGGTAGAGGTTTACACCACTTCGTTAATAGTTTAGGTCGAAGATACGCGATTATAGGCACAAACAGAATATTATATGCTTTTTCAGGTGGTGTGTTTTATGACATACACCCAATTAAATCTACTACAACGCTTACCAATGCATTCAGCACGACCAACGGATCACCGACCGTAACGATAACTTTTGCTTCGGCCCATGGTATTAGCCCACAGGATATTATTCTTTTAGATAATTTTACGACTATCACCGGATCTAATTTCAGTGCATCTGATTTTGATGATAAAAAATTTATGGTTACCTCTGTGCCTACAACAGAAACAATTACTATTACAATGCCATCAAACGAGTCTGGTTCAGGAGCCACGACATCTGGAGGTATTAGAGTACAACACTACTTTCCTGTTGGATCTGCAGTTCAAGAAAAAGGTTTTGGTTGGGGTTTAGGATCCTGGGGTGGTGAAGCTTCTAATGCTGTAACCACTACACTTAATGGTGCTCTAGGCGACAATGCTTTTGGAACTGGAGGGTCAGGCACTAGTATTGTTTTAGCCGATGCATCACAGTTTCCAAGTTCAGGAACAAATTTTATAAAAGTAGGAACAGAAGAAATATCTTACACTGGTGTCACAAGTGGCACAACTTTAACAGGGATTACCAGAGCTGTAAGAGGCACAACAAGAGCCGCTCACAGCGACGGAGCGACTGTAACGAATACAACTGACTTCGTAGCTTGGGGAGAAGCAGCATCCGGAGATTTAGTATTAGAGCCTGGCATGTGGTCACTGGATAATTTTGGTGATAAAGCTATTTGTTTAATTCATGATGGTGAAGTGTTTGAATGGGATTCTTCTTTGTCCAATGCTACCGACACACGATGCACGATTATATCTGGAGCCCCTACAGCTTCAAGACACATGGTAGTATCAACACCGGATAGACACTTGGTGTTTTTTGGAACAGAAACAACTATCGGTAATAAAACTACACAAGACGATATGTTTATTAGATTTTCGGACCAAGAGGATATTAACACGTATGCGCCAACAGCCACCAACACAGCCGGCACACAGAGACTGGCCGACGGATCACAGATCAGAGGAGCCATTAGAGGTAGAGATGCAATTTATGTTTATACCGATACTGCGTTATTCTTAATGCGTTTTGTTGGTCAACCATTTACTTTTGCATTTACACAGGCTGGTACAAACTGTGGACTTGCAGGACAAAATGCTGTTGTAGAGGTAGATGGTGCAGCATACTGGTTATCTGAAAACGGATTCTTTAGATACGCCGGTAAATTAGAATCACTCCCATGTTTAGTAGAGGACTTTGTATTTGATGATATTAATATAGCATCTGGTAATCAGATGATATCTGCAGGACTTAATAATTTGTTTGGTGAGATTATGTGGTTCTATCCGTCAGCAACATCCTCTGTTGTAAATAAAATGGTTTGTTATAATTATTTTGATTCATCACCACAAAGACCTGTGTGGACTATTGGCACATTAGATAGAACTATGTGGAAAGATTCAGCTGTGTTTGGTTTACCTCATGCTCTTGATTATGATGCCGACACTGATACATCGTTTGATGTTGTGGGTAATACAGAAGGGAGAACAGCCTACTATGAACATGAAACAGGAACTGATCAAAATAAAAACGGAACAATAACTGCAATCACAGCTAATATATTATCAGGAGATTTTGATATTACTCAACAACTTCAAAGAGGACAGGTGTCAGGAACAGCAACTTTTAGAGGAGATGGAGAGTTTTTAATGAAGGTTAGAAGATTTATACCTGACTTTGTATCTCAAACAGGTAATACACAAGTTACATTAAATTTAAAAAACTACTCTAACGATACAGCGGCTAGTTCTTCGTTAGGGCCTTTTACTATTACATCATCAACAACAAAGGTTGACACCAGAGCTAGAGGAAGAGCAGTAGCTTTAAAAGTAGAAAATACAGGCACTGGTCAAGATTGGAAAATTGGAACGTTTAGATTAGACATACAACCGGATGGTAGAAGATAATGGCAAAGATGGTTAACAAAGCTATGGGATTTTTTTCAAAAAAAGAATGTAAAAAGATTATAGATTATTTTAAATCTAACAAAGATAAAATAAAACAATGGAATAATACTTTTTTATTACAAGATGAAAAAATTCCTTTTAGAGATAAACTAATAGATTTTGTTACTAAACAACATAATGTTAAATTTAATTATTTACAGGTAGTAAAATGGCCTGATGGTTCTTTTATGAAAAACCATTACGATGGAGAGGCTGTAGAAGAGAATGATTATACTTGTATTTGTTATTTAAACTCAAATTATAAAGGCGGAAGAACTATTGTAGAAGACAAATTTATTAAAAATAATATTGGAGATTTTATTTTTTTTAACAGTAAAAAAATTTTACACGGAGTTGAACAAGTAAAAGGAACAAGGTACACAATGATTTCTTGGTACCAGAAAACAAATGGATATAGATAATGGCGAAGATAGTGCAAACATTTACAAGACCTAGTATAGAATATGATTATACAATATCAGAGTCACAAGCTAGAGATATTGATGGTATCATTAATAAATTAAATACTACGTATCAACAAGACTTAAAAGATGAGGTAGAAGCTGAAAACTTCTTTTTAAATTAATGGCAAATAGTTTTATAAATGCAAAAACGGATTTAACAACCACTGATCTAACCACTCTATACACAGTGCCCTCGGCTAACGTATCTGTGGTAAAATCAATATTAGTCTCTAACGATGCTGGATCTAGCTGTAATATAACGGTGACTCTAGTTGATGCTAGCTCTAACATATTTAGTTTGTTTAAAACAAAGGCGGTAGATACTAACACAACAGTGGAACTTTTAACTCAACCTCTTGTTATGCAAGAAAGTGAGATATTAAAAGTACAAGCCTCTGACGCGAATGAGCTGCACGTTATAGCTTCAATACTACAAATACAGCCAAGAGAGGTAACATCATAATGTTAGAGGTAAAGCCAAAAGAAATAATAACAACAATATCTCACAAGAAAACAGGAGAGATATATAAAACAGAGGACGAATGGAAGTCAAAAGGTGTGCTAGAAGAGGACATTAGAAGGGATGTAAAAGTAATCATGCCTGCGCTTGATTTGTTCCCTAAAACCAAGTAGTGTGAAAAAATGGCAATAACTAGATCACAAATAGCGAGACAATTATTAGAAGAAGGGGGTCTTTCTTCACGATTAGAAGAAGAAAGAGATCTTTCCAATCCATTAGTTGGAAAGGTATTAGGACCTTTAGGAGAGGCAGTAAAAAGACAAGGACCTGGTATTGTAAAAGATATTGCTACTTTAGTAGCAACTGGTGGTTTAAGTAAGGCTGACGCTGCAAGAAGAGTTATAGGATCAAGACTACTTGGTAGTGTAACTAGACCTGTTGTTCAAAGAGTTATACGAGGAGAATCAGATTCAGGGCCACCAACAAATTTTGGAGCTGTAACTTCTCAAGGAGAGTATGTTCCTCCATCTGATTTAGTTTCTATAACAGATGACAGTGGAGCAGACACAGGTTTTAGTGAGTATTCAGACCCGGGTACAGCTGCTTCATATGAAGGTAGTTTTGCAGAAGGTGGTGATGTTTCCGTAAAAGATGCAGAGATGATGGCACCTCCAGGTGAATCATTAGCATACATTAATGATGATGAAGCAGCACTATTAAAATCATTAGGTGGTGCGGGTGAAGCTGTAAACGAAACAGGTATACCATCATTCTTTGTTAAAAAACTTTTTAAGAAAGCCAAAAAAGCAGTTAAGAAAGTTGTTAAGAGTCCAATAGGAAAAGCTGCGATAGCGATAGGTTTAGGCGCCTATGCAGGAGGACTTGGACCTTTTGCTAAAGGTAGCACAATGTTTGGTGGTAAACTTGCAGGTATAAAAGGTGCAGGTTTTGCTCAAGGTTTATTTCCAAGTGTTATGGATTATTCAACACCCACACGTACCTTTTTTACTGAATTAGGTAAAATAGGGAGTAAAGGTATTAGTAAATTTCCAGGTGGCGGTGCAGGATTAACAATTGCAGCTTTATCAGGGGCTTCAGCATTAATGACACCAAAACAAGAGGAAGAACAATTATCTAAATTAATCGCTGATAAAACAGGTATTGATGTTGCAGCAATTAGAAAAGAAGTTCAAGACGCTTACGCGGCTGGGGACATTAGTGGTTTAAAAACTAAATATCCGTTTTTAGGAGAAATAAGAACTATAGCAGCAGATGGCGGTATTATGAAAATGAAAGATGGTGGACTTACCAAATATGAAATATCTAGCTTAAAAGGATTAGGTTACGATACTAAAGGAGGCACAGTTCTTAAACCTTTTGGTGGCATCAAAGTATTAAGAGATATTTTAAAAGTAAATAACATGGCAAAAGGCGGAATCGCGTCCATGGCCGAAGGTGGTATGATGGATTTAGGTGGTAATGAGATGGATTTAAGAGGTGGTGGTTTTGTGCCTATAGGCAAAGAAGAGAAAGCAGACGATGTTCCCGCTAGATTATCCAAGAATGAGTTTGTTTTTACAGCTGATGCAGTAAGAGCGGCAGGTGGAGGAAGTGTTGATAAGGGAGCAGATCTGATGTATAAAACAATGAAACAACTGGAAAATAAGGTAGCATAATGGCAATAACAGAATCACGAGTATTACCACCACAATTTATAGAGGATCTAGCAACCGACTTTGGTAAACAGCTAACGGCGCAGACAGCTGTACCATTAGATACATCTAGATTTGCACCTACAGTTGCAGCGCAAGACCCATTACAGACACAAGCTATAACTCTAGCACAACAAGGTATAGGTTCATTTCAACCATTTGTAACAGCGGCACAACAACAAGCAGGTCAAGCAGCTACTGGTATAGCTGGTGCAGAGGCTATGTTAGGATCTGGTGCAGGAACAGGCACAGGTTCAATTCAAGATTTTATGTCTCCATATCAATCACAAGTTATTGACGCTACACTCACAGATTTTGATAGACAAAGACAAATACAAGAACAAGCAATTAGAGATCAACAAGCACAATTAGGTGTGCTTGGCGCTGGCAGAGCAGGAGTACAACTTTCAGAGTTTGGAACTGGAGCTGCTAGAGAAAGAGCATTATTACAAGCGCAATTATTACAAAGAGGTTTTGATGATGCTGTGGGTAGAAGACAACAAGATTTAGCAAATAGACAAGCTCTATCAAGATCTAGATTAGGTTTAGGAGAGTTTCAATCAGGATTAGCTTCACAACTTCCTGGTTTACAAAGAGCAGATGTTTCACAGTTGGGTCGTTTGGGCGCCATCCAACAAACCCAAGCGCAAGCAGAAGCAGACGCGGCAAGAGAGGGTAGAAGATTAGAAGCATTTGAACCTATTGATAGATTAAATAGATTTGGATCTGGTGTTGCATCATTAATTAGTGGCTACCCTGGTCAAACTACTGTTCAATCAGTCCCTAACCCAACACCATTACAAACAGCTCTTGGTGTAGGTTCAACATTAGCGGGTATCTACGGAGCAGTAACAAATCCTGGAAAAATTAACTTAAACTTATAATATGAGAAGTAGAATTTTAAAAAGACCTATGTTTAGAATGGGCGGAGACGTCGAAAACATGGGTATTATGGATGGCATGCGTAACAGGTATCGAGAACCAGTGAACGCTCCTGTGGGTTCAGAGAAAGATAGTTTTTTTCAAAGAGCTTTGGCGACACCAGGTGTGCCTGATCTTTTAATATCTGGAGGCCTAGATCTTCTTTCAAGACCACCACGAGGTGGAACTATATCAACTGTTGCTCAAGCTTTTCAAAATCCTTTCCAAAGATTTCAAGATACACAAGCAAGACAAAGAGAGCTAGCTGGTGACAGAGCTTTTAAAGAAAGATTATTGGATAAACAATTAGCTGCTGAAAGAGATATAGCTATGGGTAAAAAAGAAGATAGACAAAAAGAAGCTTTAATTAAAGCATACTTACCAACTTATGATAATGATTTTACTTTAGCTGAAGCGAGAGCTGAATATGAACTAGAAACAGAAAAAGTTTTAGCTACTAGTTATGGAGCAGAACGTTTAGGAACTCCGTTAGACTTTGATGTTAATAGTATTGAAGCAAGAAAACAATTTGTTAAAGCAAACAAAGCCAACGTAGGTAAATTTTTCTATAATTTATTAGACAAACAAACTTATAAATTAGTTGATACAGAAGAGGGTAGAGATTTAGTTCCAGTATCTACATTAGACACAGAGGGTGATACTTTGCCAGAAGAAGAAAAAACTACACAAAAAACTTATGCAGAAAGAGTTGGTGAAGACCTTGCTAAAATTAGAGAAGAAAAAAGAAAAGAACTAGAAAAAAGATTTGCCGTTGAAGACGACGTAGATATATAGGAGGATAAATGGCAAAATTTGTCCCTCTTTCAGAAGCAGAAAAGAACAACGAAACTAGTTTATTTGCAGCCATAGGTGCTGGTATAGCTTCAGGATTAATCAAAACAGTTGAAGGTGTGGTATCTCTAGGTGCAGAGCTCGTGGACCTTGGAGCAGATTCTAATACGGCAGCAGATATAGAAAAATTTTTTGATAAGATCAATCCATTTGATGAGGCAGCTGAAAGTAGACTAGCTGGTAAACTTACAGAAACTTTAGTGACTATAGGTATACCTGGTGGTGCTGGTTTTAGAATAGGAACTAAATTAGCTGACAAAGCGCTCAAAGCAAAGAAGGCTGGTGCATATGCTAACTTTAAAGGAGCAAATGCTTACAAAGCAGCTCTTCAAGCAAAAAAATTAAACGATAGAGCTGGCATAAAAAGATTTGCAGCGGGTGTAGCAGGTGGGGCTACAGGAGAAACATTTGTTGCCGATATAGAAGATATAGGAACTTTTGGAGACTTCTTTAATGCGCCTACAGCTCTAGATAGAGATGTAGAAACAGGTAGAGAAGACGCTCTTCGAAAACTAATGAACAGAGTTAAGTTTGGATCAGAGTCTTTGTTTATTACACCTTTTGTTTATGGTGCAGGTAAAACTGTAAAAGCATTAGCTAAAAGAGGAGAGGATGATGCATACTCTAATAGTGCTGTAACAAGATGGATAGATAAATATATCGTTGGTCCTCTATCTCCAGCAGGAGATCAACCTGAAGCAGTTTTTAAAGCACAGATGTCAAAAGAAGCTTTGAAGGCCAGTGATACACTGCGAATTAAAGAGATAACTGATAATATAACAAGAGAAGCTGATAAGATATTTCCCAACACATCTAAATTTTTTGACACAACCACTAACGTAGAGCAGCAACAATTTTATAAACAATTAAATGATGTTTTGTTTGAGGGTGACTTGAGAAAACCAGTTAATGCCGATGCAAGTGATAAATTAATAAAATTATTAAAAGGTAAAAAAGTTTCTGATGAATCTATTGGCAAAATTATATCTAGTTTAGATGACGGTAGAGCAGAAGTTGTTAAATTAATTGACATACTAGAACAGTCTGTTGCCAATAAAAAAATAGTTTCAAGTGGCTCAAAAGAAATTAAAGAAATTATGAAAAATAAAATTCAAGGTTGGATTGGTAACACTTACAAAATATTTCAAACTAAATCTGGTCTTGCTAAATTAATGCAAACACAACCTTTTACTGATGAGGCATACGTTAACGCTATAAATTTATTTAGAAGATATTTAAACAAAACAAGTAAAGATCCTGTAAAATTAGAAAAAACAGAAGCCGGTCAGTTTGTTCCTACTGGTGATAAATTTTTTAATGAAGCTAAATTTATAGTTGATGATATTATTAATCAGGCTCAAATAAAAAAGAAACCTGGACCACTGCCAGATATAACTTATGGTAATTCTACTATGATGGGAGCTAAAACAAAAAGTTTTGCAAAAGCAAAAGGTAAAGGTAGCAAAGTATTTAGACAATTATTTGGTGAAATAGAGGACCCTAGATATTCACTGTTTAACGCAGTTACTAATTTATCAGCTGTTGCTAGAACTACAGCTTACCTTGATGATATTGCAAAACAAAATAAAAAAGTTCAAAAACAAGGTAAAAGAGGTTTTTTCTGGGACTCTGAAGAGGCAGCTAAAGCTGCAGTCAATGCACCTGTTACAGGTATTAAAATTGTAAAAGTTCAAGACGAAATATTATCAAAAATTCCAGGGGCAAAAGATAGTTACAGTAGTTTGTCTGGAAAGTTTACAACAGAAGATATTGCAAAAGGTATACAAAATGCAAATGATGTTGGGACAGGTTTAACTGCTATTGTTAGAGGTCGAGAAGGAGCTAATGCTGCAGAAAAATCTGTGACATGGTTTTATAGAAACTTATTAATTTTTCCAAAAGCGATATCACAATTAGCAAAAACAGTTTTATCAATACCTACGCACCTACGTAATTTTTTTAGTGCTGGTGCATTTGCTGGTGCAAACGGTATTTTATTCGAGGGTCTGTTCAGACCAAAACTTTTAGCAGAGGCTTTTGCCAAAGGTATAGATACCTCTGCATTATTAAAATTAGGTCCTAATAATGCAAAGGCACAAGCAGCTTATAGAGAACTGTTAGAGTTGGGTGTTGTAAACACACAAGTTCAAATAGGAGATCTTATTAATCTATTAAGAGACGCAGGAGCTGGATCAAATGTTGCTGCAACTGATGCAATATTAAAACCTTTTGTAAGAAAGTTAAAAAAATTAGGGTCGTTTTTACAAGGTAAATATGTTGCAGAGGACGATACATGGAAAATTACAAACTATGTTGTAGAATTAGATAGATTAAAAAGAGCTGCATTAAAAACAGGTAGAATAAGAAATATAGATGATATACCTGATGATGTATTAAGAGGTTTAAAAGAAGAGGCAGCAGATATTGTTAAAAATACTGTGCCTAATTATGCTTTTGTAGGTTCAGCAGTTAAAACATCTAGAATATTACCTATAGGTAACTTTATGTCATTTCCGTCTGAAATTATTAGAACTACAACAAATATAGCAGAACAAGGTTTAAAAGAATTAAGACATTCTAAACCAGTTAGAGGTAGTAACGTAACTCCCTATGTTGTGGACGCTGCTACAGGACAGTTAGTTAAAAACGATAACCCACTATATAGAACAGGTATAACTAGATTAACTGGTATGGCAACAACACTAGCAGTTGTTCCTGGAGCTGTAGTTGAAGGTGCACAGATGTTATACGATGTAACTGACGAAGAACTACAAGCATTAAGACAATTTGTTCCTGACTGGTCTAAAAATTCTACTTTGGTGCCAATAAAATTAGATGATGGTGAATTAAGATATATAGATTTTAGTCACAGTAATGCGTATGATGTCATGGCCAGACCGTTTAGAACATTGGTCAATAACATTATTGAAGGAGAGCAAACAGATAGAACGTTGTTAGCTGGTTTTGTTAATGGTGTGGGTGAAGCTAGTGCAGAGTTTATGAATCCATTTATATCAGAATCTATTTGGACTCAAGCTACAGCGGACATTATTACTAGAGGTGGTAGAACAAGAGATGGTAGACAACTGTACACGGACCAAACGTCTCCTGGAGACAAAGCTAAAATAAGATTCTTACATTTAGGAGAGGCACTAGCACCGGGTTACAAACAATTTCAAAGATTAGGACAAGCTGCTTTTGGCAGACCCACAAAGAGAGGAGATGAATTAGAAATTGGTCCTGAACTTGCAGGATTCATGGGACTACGAGCAATAAAAGTAGATCCTATTCAATCTATGGGTTTTAAAATATCTGAATATCAAACAGGTATTAGAAATGCTAGAAGAGAATTTACTGGTGGTTTTTTTGGATTGTTAAGAGGTGGACCAATTAAACCAAATGATGTTATATCCAGATACTATACTTCAAACAAAGCTAGATTTGATGTGCAACAAGAAATGTATAAAAATATTAACGCTGCTCAAATTTTAGGTGCTGATAGAGCTAGATTAAGAAGAGAATTTAGTGATAGACAAATAGGCTCTGTTACGTTTGGTAATTTATCTAGAGCTAAATTTGATCCATATTATCCGTCAGAAGACATACAAGCTAGGTTTCAGGAAATAGCAGACAACCTTGGACAACCAAATATGTTTAGATTGGTTCAACCTACTTTACGACAGATGAGAAGTGCTTTTAAAAACACACCTTTAACGTCTAGTTTTGACGTGTCTTTGGATAATTTCTTGTTAGAAGAAGTGGCTACACCACAATTACCGGCTTCAGTAACATCCACTACACCCACAATTAACCCAGTTAGAACTGCACAAGTTGACCCCGTTTCTGGGTTGACACAAACAGAAACTGCTTTATTGTCTCCTGAAGAACAGATTATAAGACAAAGGATTAAAAGAACTTAATGGCTATTGAACCAAAAAATACAAGAGAACACATCGTAGCTTTATATGGCTACATAACCGGTTTGCGTAAAGACGTGTCTTCAATTAAAAATAATCACCTGAAGCACATGCATCAAGATATAGACAAATTGGGTGGCAAGATAGACAAAATCTATTGGGTTCTTTTAGCTACTGTGGGGACGGTAGCATTATTCTTTTTAGATAAACTACTGACTTAATGAAACTTACTGCAAATATAACTCTAGATGAGTTAACTAAATCACAGGTGGCGGAGAGAAAAGGTATTAATAATAATCCTAACCCACAACAGATTGAAAATCTTAAAGAGTTAGCAATAAATGTTTTGCAACCAATACGTTCGCATTATAACAAACCATTAATTATATCTAGCGGATTTCGTTGCGCTGAACTTTGTATTGCAATAGGTAGCAGTGTAAACAGCCAGCACGTAGCAGATGACAGTGCAGCTGCAGCAGACTTCGAGATACCTGGTGTAGACAACAGGGAGCTAGCTTTATACATCAAGAATGAACTAGAATACGACCAGCTTATTCTAGAATTTTACCGTGATAACGAACCGACATCGGGCTGGATACATTGTTCATATTCTACAAACAGTAATAGAAATCAATCACTACGTGCACAAAGAGTTGATGGCAAAGTAGTTTATACGCCTTGGTTAGAATAATTATTTTTTAAAAAAATTAAAATCAAAAGATATAATTCTTTTTTTAAAAGAAACTGGATTTGGTCTAGTAAAATGAACCACAAATTTAGGCACAATTACTATATCTCCTTCTTCTACAGTGGGCTCGTATAGGATAGTGTTGTCAAAATCATCATTCCATGGTTGCATGTACACAGTAGATGGTGATTTTTTATGCATGTCTAAATATAGAATGCCACAATAACCAGTAGAACCATGGTTGTGTGGGACATGGTAGTCACCTTTTGAGTATGTTGCTGACCAACAGCTTTCAAGATTCATTTGAGATTGAAAGTGTTTTGATATTTTAAGAAACTCATCTTCAAATATTTTTACAAAATCTTTTTCCATAGTGCACTTTTGTCTATTACTATAGAAATTTGCATATCTTTTTTCAGGGAACTTTTTAAGTTTTTTGTTTATTTCTTTTCTTTTTAGAAAGAACCCTTCTGTTTTTATTGTCAAAAAATTTATTTTAAACGGTGCTTTTATATCCATTCTTTTAACTCCTCTCCCATAACTTCAGATGCTATATTAATCTTTTTTCGTAAAGATTTCACTATCTTTGTATCTACGGTTTTTTCTGCTATAATATCCACATATGTCACTGTTTTCTTTTGCCCTATTCTGTGTGCTCTGTCTTCTGATTGCATTCTTTTTTCTAGATCATATCCATTAGAATAATAAATTACAGTGTTTGCTTGTGTTAGTGTGATACCGTATCCACCCGTCTGTGGTGTGCCTACAAAGAATCTGACTCTATCATTCTCTTTAAAACTCTTAATAGCATAGTCTCGTTCTTCAGGTAACGTTTTGCCATAATAATGGACCACGGAACCCTGACCATATTTGTCCTCTAATAACTTAAATATGTTTTTAACATCGTGTTGATAGTGGGCCCATATGATAGCCTTACCCTCTACCTCTTCTAATACGTCCAATAGTTCTGATAATCTATTGTTTTTAATCTCTTGTATTGTGCCATCATCTGCAGAAAAATGTCCACAAGTTATTTGATGTAACCGCATAAGCTGTGTGAGTGCTGTCATAGTTGTAACAGTTTTACCATTTAACGTTGCTAATGCCTCTCTTTTCATTTGATCGTATAACTTTTTCTGTTCAGGTGTAAGCTGTATTTCTCTTTTCATATAAACCTTATCCGGTAGATCTAAACAATCCTCTTTCAATACTCTGTAAGAAAAAGGTTTCAACTTATCCGACAACTCACCTAGGTTTTGATAACCTGTGACAAGATTAATAGATCTTCCTGATATGTTTGCGCTTTTCATAATAGCATATCTATTTCTAAAAGAATAATAAGAAGAATGGTTTAAATGCATTGGATCTAAAAACTCACATTGTGAATAAAGATCTAATGGGTTTCTAGTGACAGGAGAACCTGTCATTATCCGTCTGTATTTACAGATGGATGACAGCGATAATATATTTTTTGTTCTCTTTGCTTTTGGATTTTTTATTGTCGTAGACTCATCAATAGCCATTAATGATTTGTGTGATCTTAAAAATTTAGCTGCAAACAATCTACCTTTATCTGTGCTAAAAGCTTCAACATTCATTATAATAATATGAAGCTCATGACCAGATTTAAATAATAAGTCTAACTTGTCTTGTTGTTTTTGATTTATATTTGATTGCCACAAAACGGTCACATTTTCTATGTGGTCAGGTAAATGTGCAGGCAACTCTTGGTTGTACCATGTGCCGACCACACCTTTTGGTGCCACAATTAATGCACCATCTACTTTACCTTTATCATAAAGCATTGCTAAATTATCAATTAGGACTTTTGTTTTACCAGTCCCCATTTCCATAAAATATGCAAACGTATCTCTATTCCAAGATTTTTCCAAAGCGGTAATTTGGTGTGCATACGGCTTCTTTTTAAATTTATATTTCATCTTTCTATTGACTTAATATATAGGATTGATTATATATGTCAACATGAAAGATGAAAGCACAGTTTATGTGGTTCAAGAAATAACAGGTACCAGAGAAGGTCGGCCTAAATTTAACATTATGGGTGCAGCCGAATATGGTAAACTAAAATTTCTATTGGATGAAAGATCACAAATGATTTTTTCACCGGGTCCACTCATCTTTAAATTAAAAAACTTAATAAAAGATTTTAAACAAACGGACTACTTGTTATTAACAGGGGATCCTGCTATAATAGGTGTTGTCTGCTGTTTGATATCAGAAATAACAAATGGTAGATTCAATCTCTTGAAGTGGGATAGACAAGAAAAAAAATATTATCCTATTGAGATTGATTTGTACGGAACAGGAGCAAAGAATGACGATTGATTTTGAGAAAGATCAGACAGAGGTATTGGATAAAACAACCAATATTAATAAACTTGCAGATAAAATAAAAGAACTGCAGGCACATCAAAAACAACTAGAAGTCCAAGAGGACGCAATCAAACAAAAGAAAAAAGATATAGAGCATCTATCGGGTGAAATAATACCAACAATGCTTTCTGAAATGGGTTTATCTTTTCTAAAACTACAGGATGGATCTTCTGTAGAAGTTAAAACAAATTACAGCGCCACTATTACACAAGCAAATAAAGAAGCGGCGTTTAACTGGCTTCGTGAGAATGGCCTGGGC